TGCAGTGTAAGGCACAACTAAGTCATCGGCTGGTACAAATTTTGAGACGGCTCTGCCAAGTAGTTCATCGTAATAAACTTTCTTGAACGCAGAGCCGGCAAGAGGGAGATAAAAAAGCATTTGGTCGAACTCGGGTTCGTACTCCTTCATCACATCCATGAGCTGATAGTTCATGAATTCTTTAACTCGGTTTGATTGCTCTTCTCTGGCTCTATCTGCAAGTCCAATTATTTGTGTATGTACTGGACCTGTAGCCGGTAGTAATTCTTTGTAAGCTTGTGCTTGAAATTGTGTAACTGCTTCAGCAAGCACAGGGTGGGTTGCACCACTTGCTCCTTGAAACGGTTGTGTTGGATTTTCGTATTTAAATCCTAAAAGATCTAATCCTTTTGTATAACTATCTTCCCATGCTTTTCTAGAAGATTTATATTGCATGTAATTTGCTGCAAGTTCAGAACCTAGTTTACCTAAAACTTCTTCTGGTAATAGTTCTGCTAAATTATCAAAATGTCCATCTGTTCCTGGTTGATTAACTGCTTCAGGATCAAAATTAATTGTTGCTCCACCATCTTCTTCTTGAGTTACTTTTACATCATCAGGACCAACTTGTTCTTCGATGGTTTCTTTTTCCATCTCTAAAACTTCTTCGTCTCCTGGTACTTTAATTTCAGTCTCTACGTTTGGTAGGGCTTTGTCTATATCTGCCATTTTTATTCTCCGAGTTCTTGATTGTTGTAACTTGTTTTATGGGAACATTCAACCCCTGTGAATCAGGCCCCTTCAAAGGAGGGATTTCTTTCCATTTAACGTGTTGCATATTTGCAACAAGTGTTTTATTTTTTATCATACTTGTAATACCCCAGCTAATCCACCGTTGTTGTATTTTTGAAATTTTCTCATAATTCCTCTCCAAAAAGATCTAGTGGCTTTTTTTAATAAATCTCTTTGTAGTATAATATCATCTTGACCTGCTGCTGTGTTAGATTCAAAATTACGTTCCATACCTTTTTGAATTTGTTCTTTATTTAATCTAATTTTTTTAATTACTGGAATGCCAAACATATTACTTCTAGAATACGCATCAGCTATTTTAGGGTCATTTGAAAAAAATGCATCTCTAAATTCACGTTGGTATTTATCTGTTACAGGTTTTCTTCCGCCTGTTATTCCTCTGTTAAAACCAGCGTTAACCATATCAGCATAAGCTTTTTCCATTGCTTCATAATAACGTTTTCCTTCGGGTGAGTTAAGGTCTTTTGGTTTATATGGACTTGATCTAGTATTTTCACCTCTAAAATAATCGTATCTTTTATTTCTGTTCCAATTTTCTACAGCTTGTAATAATCTTCGTTTGTTGTAAAGAGATGCATTAAGCCCACTTTTTGCAAAACTCATATCAGCCGCAGTTGTTACAAAATCATCTTCTTTAAGAACATCTCTTGGCTTATAATTTTTTACTCTAGTACCATCTGGAGAAAACACATCATCCAGAACACTTTCTCTCTTAGTCATTTGATCAACTTTTCCAGACATCGCTCTGGATTTTAAAGTTGCGTTAACACTTTTAATTAAGTCTGCTATTTTTTTTGATTTAGCCATTACCTAAAAAAATCCTCATCTGATCTGTTTCGACCAGTAAATAATTTGTAACCTTGATAACCCAATGTTCCAAGTGTTGCTAGTCCTGCACCAATTGATATTGCAGGTAATGCAACAGCGCCTGCTGCTGTTCCTGCTAAACCAAGTGATGCAATACCAAGTAGTCCTCTTGATGCTCCAGCTTTACCTAAAGCTTTTACTGCAGGATTCATAAATGCTGCACCTAAATAATTTAATGGATTAGTTGCAATTTCTTCTGCATCTTTACCTGCTTTAATATCCTGTGCTACATAACCAATAGTTGATGGTACAGCTATTGCAGGTGCGCCTAATGCCCATAAACCTTTTCCAAGAACACCTTTGTTTAAACCGAGTGCAGACATAATTCTTCCTCTACCTTCTGGTAATGGTCCAGCTTCACCAACACCTCTAGCTGTTTTATAAACATCTTTTGCAATCGGTGCAGTTAATCCTGCTGCTCCAGCTAATTCTAATTTAAATTGATTGTCTAATAAAATGTTGTCATCAACTTCTTTACCTTTATCTTCAACATCAGAAACTATCATTCCTTCCATCTGACTATCGTTAGTTAAATATGTACTAGGGTCATCGTTTTTAAATTGTTTAACTAATGCACCAGCTCCAACGCCCGCGGCTACGGTACCAAGGCCCAAGGCAATTTTACTAGATAGTCCGCCTCTAAGTAAATTTGGGTTTTCTTTTAATGCTGTTAAAAATTTAGTTGCAGAATTTTTAACTTTATTAAATGATCCTTCACCAGGTGTTCTATTGACATCTTTTGCTAATTTTTCTGGGTTTCTATTAAAGGCTTCTTCAACTTCATCAACACATCCAGTACCAGTTGCAAAACCCATTCTCCCACCAGCTGCTTTAAACGGAATACAAATTGGTCCGCCTCTTCTTGCATCGGCAATAGCTTCTTTATAAAAAGGTGTTTTTTTAATGTTGTTTAAATAATTGTCTGCAGCGCTCATAATTGATTTTTGTGTGTTTAAATTTTTTCCATAATACCCGTCATCTAATTTAGCTCTAATAGGTCCAACTTCATTATTTATTCTATCTATCTCTATTTTTGCTTGATCTAAATTTATATTCCCCGCTTTAAGAGGTTGCAACACCTTTTGTTCTAATTCTCTGTTCGCATATCTAAATACAGGTTCCATTTTCCATGGGTTTTTACCAACACCATCGGGGTGATGGACTTCTGTTATATTAAAAAATTTAGCTCGTTTATTAATATAATTTTTATATTCTTGTTCAGTTGGGAATTGACCAGCTTTAAATCTACCTGGTTCTTGTGTAAGTAATTCTGCTCTTAATAGATTAACTTTTGTTTTATTTTTAATTGTTTCATAATTTCCAGATGTTTCCCTTTTACTTCCAGTTTTAATTTGTGTGTCATAGGCTTGCGTAATTTTATCAAACTGCCCTTTACCAAGGGCATTATCAACTTGTTTTTTAAAATTATCCCAAGTAAATTCAGGTTGTCCTTGTAATGCTGTGTCTACAAACTTTACTCTTTTCCAAGCCGGAACTCCTGTTGCGTTTGTCATTTTCCAATCTACTTTACCATTTCTAATTGGTAATTTACCGTCTGCAAATTCTCCAACTATTTTTATTCTATCTCCTCTATAAGAAGCACGATATAATTGAGACCAAAGTTTTTTTTCACTATTATTACCAAAAGGAAATCCACCAATTTTAGTAGATTCTTTTGCCATACTTCTAATAGCATTTGCATACTTTCTAATTTCAGAATCAGTTCTGTTTCTTTTTAACCATTGTTCACCATTTTGAAAATTTTTAATAGTGTCGATCTGTTCATCTAAAGTATATTTTAAATTACCTTTTGTATTTGCAGCAATAGATTTAAGGCTAACTCCTTTACCACCAACAGTTAAATTATCTATTTTTTTTATGTCGGTTGCTTTAATTAAATTTTTAACATTTAATGCATCAAAAATTGCATTAGCACTAGGCATACCTTTAACAGATCCAAGATCGTTTCTACCTAAAAGATAGTTTCTAAGTTGAAATCCAAATGCATTATTTTTACCAAATATTTTATTCCAATTTTCTGGTGTTGGATTTTTTAACCATTTTTCTAATTTTTTAAAACCTTCTTCAACACTTTTTTTATTTTGATTAATAGATACACCAGGAGCTAATTGAAAACCTTTTGGTAAAGTTATATTCTTACCAAAAATTTTATATGTGTATGTTTGATTAGGATCACGGAGGGCCATTAGACCTCCAGAATCTTAGCTAGGCCACCTCTGGCAAAATCCATACCTAATCTTTTTTTAATTTCTATTATTCCATCAGGAAAGTCATCTGGATTTTTTAAGACTTGGTTTAACATTTTAAAATATTCTGTTTTCTCAGCACCGACCATAGTTTTATCCATTGCAATTTCTTTAAATAATCTTGTAATATCTTTTGCCTCTAAACCATACTCACGGAGTGCTCCGTAACCCATTTGTGTACCTTCATCGACTGACTTATTTATGTTTGCAATTTTTTTAGCAAGACCAAAAGCTTTACCTGCTGATCTGCCAAATTTAAAACCTGCACGTCCACCTTCTGCCATCTCATCAATAAATTTTGCAGTCATTCTATCAAACTTTGGATTGTCGGGTTTTAATCCTGCAGAATCTGTTACTTTTTCTAAAACTCTATTTGTAAATCTTATAATCTCATCACCTGTTGCACCTGCTGGTAATGCTTCTGCAATTCTTGGGCCAAAGTATTTTTCAACTAATACAATTGGATCTCCACCAATTCCACCACCACCTTCAGTAATATATTTTACATCTTCTGCGGATATAACATTATTTAAATTTACTTTACCAAATGCAGGTGTACCTACGTCGTACTCATCTTTTTTTAATGCTTCT